TGATGATGCTGAAGCTACGGGTATATTTGCAGATATTGCTGACCTTGTAGCAAGCGGATCTACACGAGATGAAGCAATACAAGCAGTTGCTGATAATTTAGGTACTACAAAGACTGACTTAGAAAAAGCAATTGGTACTGTAGAAACGTCCCTTGGCGCGGATATTACCAATCTTGCAGGTGTTATAGGCACACCCGCTACTGATGATGCTGAAGCTACGGGTATATTTGCAGATATTGCTGACCTTGTAGCAAGCGGATCTACACGAGATGAAGCAATACAAGCAGTTGCTGATAATTTAGGTACTACAAAGACTGACTTAGAAAAAGCAATTGGTACTGTAGAAACGTCCCTTGGTGAAGACATTAGCGATCTTGCGGGTATATTAGGGATACCCGAGGTACTTGATGATCCTAACACGTTAGATGTAGATGAGAGCCAAGACCCTACAGGTTTGTTTGCTACAGTAAAAAAATACGAAAATGCGGGTATAAAACGTGACGAGGCACTTGATCTTGCTATTGGTGATGTAGCTTCCGCACTTGGCACTACAGAGACAAACCTATTAACAGCCATTGGGGAGACAGAAACATCCTTATTAGGTAAAATAGACGCTGCTACTGAAGCATTTACTGAAACTATTGGTGATGTGGAAACTAACCTCGGTGCAGATATTGACGCAATAGCGGATCTTGTTGGTAAACCTGCACGAGAAGTTACACAGGTAGACGTAGATTTTGTTATTGATCTAATCGCGCAAGAAAATATCAGTCAAGAGCTAGTAACGCAGTATGATGTTACTGGGGACGGTATCATTGACATAAATGACCAAACCCTGCTAGAAACAGCATTACAAGGTGAAAATGTTGCCTTTGCGGATACATCTATATTTGGTCCTGCCACTGGGCTGTATGGTACCGCTGCGGATATTCAACGGCAGCTACAGTCCGATATAAACACGCAGACAGATACGATCACTGATTTAGTTACGGACCTGAACACGCAGCTTAACACGCAGCTTAACACAAAAATAAATACGCAAAGACAACAACAAGCACTACGGGATTTAGCATCAATGGAGCAAGCAGGGTTATTTAAGGGGGCAAAAGCTACAGTTTCGTCTGCAGACCCTATGAACATTGATTACCTATATGACTTCAGCAGTATCTTTGCCAATCCTTCACAACAAGGATTGTTTGCAAGCCCGTATAGCACCACAACCCGTAATAAAGCAGCAAATCAACCTATGGGACCAATGCCTACAGCGAGCGGATTTGCAAAGGGTGGACAGGTTGAGGATGAAAATGATATGCTACTAAGAATACTTGGAGATATGTAATGGGTATCCTAGAAGATGGACTTGATGCACTAGGCGGTCTTTTCAAAAAAAAGGATGGCACCACTGATTATGGGTCGCTTATATCTTTAGGCGGTGCTGTTTTAGGTGGTACTGGAATGTTAGGAACAACAACACCCACAACAGGATACCAAGGTACAGTACCAAAATACGATGTTATACGTGAAACTGTACCAGACACATATGATCCTAACAGACGACCCGGAAGTGGTGGACAGCGATATTTTACGCAAGCGCGATATGTACCTAAAGGTAGTGGACTAACAGCGCCCATGTCTGCCGAAGGACTAGCAGCGTTAAATGCAGCAAATCCCGCACGACAAGAGCGCAGGCCCGGCGGACCGCGTATTCCAGAGGTAGTAGACGAAACTGTAGAAGAAACTACAGGAATGGCTGCAGGTGGTATTGCTACACTGAAAGAAGGCAAATATCTCAACGGTGCTACAGACGGTATGGCAGACAAGGTACGCGCAAATATTGATGGCGTGCAAGAAGCCCGACTGAGTGACGGTGAGTTTGTTATTCCCGCTGATGTCGTAAGTCATTTAGGCAACGGTAACTCTGATGCGGGCGCGAAAGTATTAAAAGATATGATGGCTAGGGTGCGTAAGGCACGAACTGGTAGTACGAAACAGGGTAAAGAAATAGACCCTAAGAAATATATGCCTGCGTAGGAGGTGAAACATGGTTACTCCCGTACTTACAGGAACTGGGGAAGACCCCATCGCAACAGGCAAAGAGTCTGGACTAGCAACATATGCAGGTGATTATGTCACTGAGATGCTTGGCAAAGGTCAAGCGCTAGCTAATGAAGGCTACAATGCATACATGGGACCGCTTACGGCGGGAGAATCGGGACTGCAAACTCAAGCCTTTGAGGGTATTGCAGGGTTAGCTGGCGCACTTGATCCTACGCAGATGGGTACGGGTGGGTACCAAACTCAACAATTTACGGGGGATATTGCACAGCAATATATGAATCCGTATATACAAGCCGCGCTGCAGCCTCAAATTGATGAAGCAAGACGGCAAGCACAAATTCAGTTGTTGCAAGATCAGTCCAAACTTACACAAGCGGGAGCGTATGGTGGAGCACGGTCAGCATTAACTGGAGCAGAAGCTAGCCGTAATTTACTACAGAATTTAGCAGGTATCACAGGTGCAGGGTATGCAGATGCGTACACACAGGCACTTAATCAGTTTAACACTGAACAAGATCGGGGTATGACCGCGCAAGACAAGATTAACCTGTACGGTATGGAAGGGTTACAACGTCTCGCGGATATGGGCGCAACGCAGCGTGCTATTGAGTCTGAAGGTATTACAGCCGACAGACTACAGTTTGAAGAAGAACGTGACTTCCCATACAAACAAGTACAGTACATGCAGTCTCTATTACAAGGACTGCCAGTCGGTGCACAAACGGTGCAGTATGAAGAACCGGGATTACTGCAAAAAATGTCAACAGGTGCTAGTGACCTTGAAGGGTTCATTGAAAGCCTATTCGGATAGTAGGGGGTTAGTATGGCTTTAGAATCAGGCGGTATCGACGCACAAGTAGAGCAGCGTATGGATGCTTACCGCAACAACCCTCAACAGCTACAGCAACGTAGTAAAATGAGCGGCAGTCTTTTGGACTTGCTGGCACTTCAAAAAATCACGTCTGAGAAACAGGCTGTAGCACGCGATATGCAGATGAAGATGCAGCAGCAGCCCGGCACCATTGCACAGCAGCGCGAACAACAAGCAGTACAGCTAGCAAAACAGGAGATGGGTAGCACGCTTGGAGAACTAGCAGGACGTACTAAAGGCACGCTAGATCAAAAACAAAAGATGCAACAGCAGAATATGCAGCGCATAGCAAAAGCACAGCCACAGCGCCCTGCGGGTATTGCGGGTCTTCCGGGCCTTGCAGGTATGCAGCCGCAACCTCGTCGTGTACCACCCCCACAAACACAGGGTTTAGCAGGTGCACGTATGGCACAGGCCGCAGCACAAGGTGGGCCTCGCCGCATGGCAGGCGGTGGCATTGTGTCGTTCCAAACAGGCGAAAAAGTTTCTTTGAGCGCAGATCAGAAGGCTAAAGCACGTAAAATATTTGGGGATCGCTATGAACGTATTATGACTTCACTATCACAGATGGATGCAAATAGTCCTGAAGCTCAAGCTATTATTAGCCAACTTGGCCCTAAAGTGCAGTCTAGTCCGTTTGGACGTACGATCAGTAATGTCTTTACGCCAGACTCAGAAGATGCAGAGCGTAAACGCTTAGAGCGTGAAGTACAGAATAAATATGGTCTTTCCGCAGGGTTATTTGGTGGATTCCAACAACAATCTGACGAAGCACGTAAATATGCACAAGATGTTGCGTCTACATTTAGTATGGGGTCATCTAGTTTATCTACTGACATGTTACGTAAACTTGCAGCGGCACCATTTTCAGGCGACCTAACCGCAGATGATATAACAACACTACCACAGCTTCCGTTAGCAGAAGAAGTAGAAGTGGCAAGTACGGAAGAAGAAACTCCACCGCCACCACAAAACGTACAACCCGAAACAGGCAATGTTTTCTTTTTACCCGCAGAACAGGAAAACTTCTTTGAAGGTATAGAAACATCGTACGAACCTGTAACGCCTAAAGAAGCCGATAAGACTGCGTTAAATGCGTCTATTGCAGAGATGGTAAAGCAGGCAGGGCAAGTGCCAACTAGAGGTGATGTTACACCACTAGAAGTCGCACCGTTAGAGTTTGTAGAGGCACCTTATGATGCACAAGGGCAAGAAATTCTACGTAGTCTAACCGCACGCTACGCTCAGGATATGCAGGCTGATCCACTGGCAGCGATGCAGGCCGCAGGGGCAAGTTCTGATGCATACTTTGATCGCGCAGGGAAAGCCGCTATATATAAACAGCAAGAAGCAGACGAGCGTGCGCTACAGGCAGAGACACTAGACCCCGATAGACTAAAGAAACTAGCACGTATGCAGACGTTGGCAGGTGGTCGTCGTGGTGCAGGTGGTATTGGTCAAGCATACGTAGATGCGCAGCTAGGACAAGACACACGTAGAAGTGCAGGTTTAGAAACACTACGCGGCATTCAAGATACAGGCGTGACGACTGACACAACCATTGCTGGTTACGGAGCGCAGTCAAGAGAGAACGCCGGGTCTCGTGCAGAAGCGCGTAGAGCAGCAGGTATTCTTGGGGCACGTGGGCTACTTACTGACCAAGAGAACCGTGCGTTACAGCAACAAACACTACAGAATCAAGTAAATGTTCTAAATAAAGAATACGAACAAAATGTAGAAACAGGCAAATACAACGCTGCACGGGAAGCACTAATACGTCAAGGCCAAGCTGCACGTGAAGTTGTTGAGGTAAACGCAGATGACGTTAACAACCAAGTTAAAGTAAACATCTCTGTATCTGAAGATGAAAACAAAGCCCGTAAGGCTGCGGTAGAGAACAAATTAGAAATAGCAAAAAAACGGTCTGACGAACGCCTAGAGTTAAACAGAGAGCTGTTTACCAATGAAATTAAGTTGATGGAGCTAGCAGAGGCACGCGCAAAGTCTCTTAGCGAGATGGTGACTACACAGTTATCAAGCAGTCCATTGGCTATGGAGCTACAAAACAAACTACGAAAACTTTCAAAATCAGAAAACCCAGTAGAATATGCAGAAACTGAAGCCGCTCTCAAAGAACTTGAACGCGCTACAATCGAAGAATTAATACGTAGACATGATTTTTTTGCAGACATATACGCCGATGTGATAACATTAAGTCAACGTATTCAGCAACTTAGAGCGCAAAACACTGCTGTATCTAGCGCACCTGCACGAATGAACCCGAATACTACTACAATAGAAACAATCGAACCATAAGGCCGTACAATGGCACTATATGAGCTAACCGATCAAAGCGGCAACAAAGTACGGGTAGAAGGTCCATCAGGCGCTACTAAAGAACAGATTGTAGAACTCTACAACCGCACTATGGCGGAGCGGGAACGTGAGCCAGAGCGTAGAATGGTTTCGGGACTGCAAAGATACTATGACACGCAACGTGATATAGCGGGGCAGATAGCGCGTAGCAGAAGACCTACTTTTGGTGATTATCTTGGGGAAGTTCCCAAAGGTCTTATCGGCGGTGCCGCAGGGTTAGTAGAGACAGGTGCCTTGGGTCTTGCAGCTTTACTTCCAGAAGACGCAGAAAATGTCGTACGTGATGGCATTAAGAAGGCAGGCCAAGCTGTACAAGATTATGTACCACCAGACTTTAACCTAGAAGATAGCATACCACGTAAAGTCAGTGAGGCAGGTGGTTCGTTCGCAGGTATCGTCGGTGCATCACTTATCAATCCTGCCGCAGGTGCTACATTGGCTGTATCTGCAGGAGCGGGGGAAGCTAGTGAACGTGCACGAGCCGCAGGTGCTACTCAAGAAGAACGTAACTTAGCGGCACTACAGGGTATCCTTCCGGGTGCATTGGAGCTTATTCCTGCAGGTCGTCTAGTCAAAGGTATCAAGCAAGTATACCGTGGCGAGGCTAACCCTGTTGAGCTTGTAAAAAACCGTATTCTACGAGCAAGTCGTGAAGGTGGTATAGAAGCCGCACAAGAAACTGCGTCTAGCATTGCGCAAAACATGATCGAGCAAGGATACAATCCATTACAAGGAACTTTTGAAGGTAGCGGAGAATCTGCAGGTATAGGCTTTACAGTCGGTGCACTAGCACAAGCGTTGCTTGACCTTGCAACACCCAGAAGTCGTGGCGGTGCATCAGACGTAGAAACAGCCGCACAAGGTGAATTATTCCCTGATGAAGATTTGGGACAAGCGCCAGAACGTGCGCCAATAGATTTTGCAGCATTAGAGGTAGGCACTCAACGCGAGTTGTTCCCCGATGCAGATTTAGGACAAGCACCAGAACGGACAGATGAGCGCCAGCTAAATTTGTTTACACCTGAAAGCCAGCAAGATGCTGTGTTCCGTCAACGCGCTAGAAAAGCCGACGAAGAACGTGCACGGTTAATGCAGCGCCCTATTTCTGAGTTTGAAACTGAAGGTGACCCGTTCTTTGAACGCACAAAAGCTGAACGTGATGAAGCGTTATCAGGGTTAGCCGCACTACAAAAAGCTCGTGCACAGCAGCCCGAACAACGTACTATGATGCCGCAGCTTGAAGCCACACGAGAAGAAATGTTTGATGAGCAAGCGCGGGAACGTGAAATTGCGCGGGCGTCAGAGCGTAATGACTTAGAAGCATTTGAACGTGCCGTCACTGAACCCGACCTGTTCCCCAGAGATTTGGAAAAAGCGCGGCGTGATCCTAGAGGGCGTTCATTACAAAACATCCCTGCACCAGAACAACGGCCTATTACAGAACAACAACCTGCGCCTACAGAGCCTAATTTACTAGATTTAATAGCACAGGATGAACAGCGAGAAACTACAGAAACCAGAGATAGGCAGTTACGAGCGGAGTCAGCCGCAGAGACTGCACAGGGTAAATTAGATGCAGACCGCGCAGCGCAAACCGAAGCAACACGTACAAAAATACTACAAGATACTGTAGCCAATGCAGGGGAAGTACGCAGACCTGAAGCGCTACGTAAACTATATGAAAACGCACTAACAGAAGCGGGGCTTACAAACACCACGGCAACACCACAAGAAATGGAAAGTTTACGCCGTGCGTCTAATGTGATTCGTGCAAAAGACCCTGCCGCAGAAGCAGCAGTTATACAGGAACAACGCAAAGACCCAAAACAAATAGAATTAGAGGCTATGGTAGCCCCTAAATCCGTGAAACCTTTAGGAACACCGGAAGGAGCCGCCGATGCTAGACCAATTGACACAGCAACAAGTGGAGCTAGCGTTCCGCTTGTTGAACCAAGCAGTGCAATCAGATCCGCCGAAGCCTTTGCAAGTGCCACCGACACTACGACACCTGACGACGGACGAGTGGGACGCTCTGTGCTTCGCACTGGAACAGCTACTGTACCAGAAGGGACGCAGCCCGCTGCACTAAAAGACAGGTCCAACGTCAAGATTGACAAACAAGCTGCCCGGAAACCCACTAAGGTACAGGCCGAACCAAAACGTGTTACACAGAAAGAAGAAGCTGATACCGAACCGGGTGTACGTAAAGTTAAAGTGACACCTAAATTCCCAGAGAAACAAACGCTTACAAAAGTTTCAAAAGACCTGAAGCGCAGAGGAGCGGCAGGTACATCAGTTCGTGGTACTCGTAAAGTCCAAGCCAAAGAAGACACCACACGTGCCGAGCTACGTAAACGGTGGGATGAAACTGCGCCAGCCGTGGTCAAACAAGACACTAAGACTACAGACACTTTGGTCAGAGGCGATGTGCTATCGAATAGCGACAACAAGAAAATCCTAGACTTCTTGGAGGGTAAGGTCACTACCCGTGATAAGATCGGTCTTGCCGCCAAACGCTACCTGTCTATGCACCCGAACCCAGAAGAAGGTTTGTTTGTAGCTCTATTCGATATGGTGAACCGCACGCCTAAGTTCTCTGGTCGTGAAAAAGGTATGACCGATGCGCAAGCCGAGCTACGCAAAGGTACAAGTGACGTGCAAGGTGCACGTGCTGTATACTGGGCCATGAACAACCTAAGTCCACAAACACAGAAGTGGATGGACGAAACTAAAGTCGAGATACAAAAACAGCTAGACGCAGTGACAGGGCTAGATTACTCGACACGAACAGAATCACCTTTAACAACGCGCCAACGTATAGAGAATGCTGCCCGTGCCATAAAAGAACGTGAAGCAGTAACAGTGAAAGCGGGAGTTACAGTTCAAACATCTGAAGCTGTAGCAGGTATGCCCGAAGGCCAGTACAGGCCACGTAGGAAGAAGGGTAAGACCGCGTACGAAGCGTATTTATTGGATCAATACACCCCAGAAGAACGTAAGGCTATCGCCAAGGATGATGACCTTGCACTTAAAGCATATGCAGACTTTGAATTCTTACAGAAGCAGGGGTTTGCTTTAGAGACAGACGCGGTGGTTGGTTTGGACGCTGCACCGCATCCCACTGTCACACAAGCAATACAACAGGGTGATCTGAAAGCCGCGCTTGGTGCACTAGCCAACACAAGCGGTAACGCGCAGGTGCGAGAGCTAGCCGCTAAGTTTGCCAATGTAGCAGGTGACACAAAACTTGTTGTGGTGAAGAACCTGAAGGCTGAAGACGGACGCCCTGTTGCAGGATTGTTTGATCCTAAGACAAACACAATCTCGTTAGACGCGGATACTGGTATCAACACGCACACACTAATGCACGAAATGTCCCACGCAGGGATGTCGGCGGCGTTGGCTGATCCTAAGAACGGGTTTAGTATTCAACTTAAAAATCTGTTCAAAGACTTGGATGGTTTGTTAGGTACAGCATACGGCTCAAAAGACCCTGATGAATTTTTATCTGAGGCGATGAGCAATCCAGAGTTTCGATCAGAACTAGCAAGTATAAATCCAAAAGGCGAACCCGTTGCCGCGTTGCAACGGTTCTTCAATATAGCTAACAATTTCCTAAGTCGGTTTGTGCCATTCATTAAAGCTCGCAACATAACCGCCCTACAGGAAGTAGACGCACTTGTGGATGCACTGTTAGCCCCTGCACCCATGTACCGTTACGCTAATCAGATGGCAATGATGACCACGGCAGACGGTGTTAAAAAATTTACGCGAGACGCAGTTGATGCCACACAAAAGGCTATAAACAAAGAAAGCCGCGAGCAGTTTCAATACAGTGTGCGTGATTTCTTTACTCAAGGATTTTCAAAGAAGGCCAAAAATCTATTGCTTAGACTTACTGGCCTACAAGGTATGGGCGACATCGCAAAAGCGGTTGGTCTTGGTAACATGGGGTATAGACTAGATGAGCTTGTTTCGCAGCAGCGTGGAGAAATCCAAACCGCGAACAAACTTATCGAAAGAAAGATCGAACAAATCCTAACCAAGCTAAACAAAGGTACGGATGAGCAGGCACAAAAACGCAAAGAAGCCTTGGATCGTTTGATCTATGACAACGACTACGGTGCCACGATCTACCAAGTAGACCCAACAAAACCACAGGGTGCATACATCAATAAAGATGGTAGCCCCCGTATGGACAACGATGGTAACGACCTGTTGGAAGTATGGAAGAAACAGCGTGCAGATTGGCAAGCCTTGGGGCCAGAGGGGCGTGCAGTATTCAATGAGATGCGTGCGGTATACAAAGATCAGTACGAGAAGCTAAAAGCGGTTATCCTGAAACAGATCGACGAGTTGGTGCAAAACCCTGACGATGCTAAGAAGCTGAAGCGGGACATCTTTGCTAAACTATTCGACGCGAGCACCCTAGATGTGTACTTCCCGTTGATGCGCGAAGGTGATTATGTATTACGTTATGAGGTTAAGAACCCTAAATCCTCACGCGAAGCCACTGTGGTGCAGACGTTTACTACAGATGCAGAACGTCAAGACGCCGCCAAGATGTTCCGAGCGAACAAAGACTATAAGAATGTAGAGATTGTTGACGAAGTATCAGCAAGAACATTCAGAGGTACAGGAGTAGACCCAAGTTTCGCATACGACACGCTAAGTATTTTGGACAAAAACAAAGTCCCACGGGATGTGAAAGATCAGATAATCAAGCTGTTTATAAACTCACTACCTGAGACATCATTTGCCAAGTCGTTACAGAAACGTAAAGGTACCCCGGGCTACATGCAAGATTCTGTGTATGCTCTTAAGACAAAGGGGTACAGCCTTGCGAGCCAAACAGCCAAGCTAAAATTCGGTGCGCTTTTGCGCCAGTATGAAGCCGATCTTGATGCATTTCAACAACTTGAAGTCCCGAAAGCAAAAAGTTTGGCAGGTAAAAGCGCGGAACGTCTGACCGCCGCATTTGGTGATGTAAAGGCAGAATTGAAAGACCGCGCACAGTTTGCACGTAAAGGTGCAGACAACAAAGACATTGAAGCAATCGCACGTAGACTTAACCAAACTGCATTTATCTACACCATCGGTTTTAACGCATCATCTGCTTTGGTCAACCTGTCACAAATCCCGTTGTTCGTTGCACCGTTTTTGGGTGGAAAATATGGATACGTAAAAACGTACGCCGCGATCAAGTCTGCATACGGTAACACACTACTAGGTGGTAAACGTGGCGGCGGAACAAACGCGATCTTGGACTTCTACGATATATCCGACAAGGGCATATTCACCCTGAAGAAAGGGTTAAAACTACCTGAAGGTAAAGAAGCTGAACTGAAGCGCATGGAAGCCTTGGTGCAAACTGCATCGCAGCGTGGCCTGCTAGGTCAAGGGTTCCTTGCAGAAGCCATGGGGCTAAATGAAACAAGCCGTATCAAAAAAGGTAGCAAGTTTGGTAACGCACTAGATAACGCCTCTGTGTTATCTGCGTGGCTGTTTAACCATGCAGAACAGTTGAACCGTCAAGTAACCTTGATGGCATCATTTAACCTAGCGTTAGACAGCATAACAAATGGCAAAGTAGATAAAGCAAGCGAAGCACAGATCGAAGAAGCGGTGCAGCAAGCTATCTATGATACACAGCAAACAAACGGGGGTACGTTCCTAGAGACTGCGCCTAGTATTGCACGGCAGGGCATCGGGCGCGTGGCGTTCATGTATAAAAACTACGGCCTGCAGATGTACTACACCATGCTGAAGACCGCTAAGATTGCATTGGACAGCGACAGGGGAAAACTAGATTTATTTGGTGAGAAAGGATCACCCGAACGTAAGGCCGCAGTAAAACAACTTATCGGTATGCATGGGACTGCCTTGTTCTTTGCGGGTGTTCAAGGCATACCACTGTACGGCGCGGTAAAACTTTTTGCTAACTTGTTCCTTTTGGATGACGAGGAAGAAGATTTTGATACACTTGTGCGCCAGTATTTCGGTGAGGGTTGGTACAAAGGTGCAGTGACTGAGATGGCAGGCATTGATGTTGCAAGTCGTATGGCACTTACTGGTCTTCTTATTCAAGAGAACCGTTATAACAACAACCCATCCCTAGAAGAAACATTGGGCTTCTACGCAGGTGGGCCTGCACTAAGCGTAGCTAACCGCTTGATCCGTGGGGGCAACGACCTGTTGTCAGGTGAAACGCAACGAGGCATCGAAGGTATCTTGCCTGCGGGTATTGCTAACGCATACAGATCATCGTTTGGTAGATACGCACAACAAGGCGGTGCATTCACTAGACGTAACGACCCCATCTATGACGATGTTACCAATGGCGAACTACTTATGTGGGGACTTGGGTTCCCTCCAAGCGAATACACATTCCGTCAGGAACAAAACTCTATCACCAAGCGTATAGACATAAACGTGAACAAAAGACGTTCGCTGCTCAACAAAAAGTATTATGTCGCTATGCGCATGGGTGACTACGATGAGATGATGAATGTCTATGATGATATGATAGAGTTCAACAAGCGGCACCCAGAAGCTGCCATTACTCCCGAGTCCATAGAGCGTTCTATGAAACGTCACGCCGAAACTACAGAGAATATGCACTACGGTGCGTCATTCAGCACAACGTACGGTGCAGCAATCCAAGAGATACGGGACGCCTTCAAGCAATAAAAGACCCCCGCACGTGGCGGGGGCAGTGTGAGGAGAACGACAAGGTATCGAGCTTGTCACCTAAGATGTATCACACTGTCCTCCACATGCGAACCCCAAACATACCGTTTTCTATACGAACGCGGGTTTCAATCTGCCAATTTTTGCGTTGCGCTATATCAATAAGCTGCTTTCGGGCTTTCACATTGTTGATGCAAGGTATGAAAACAGAAGCACCAACCACCATTTTATCCCAGTCTACGATAATCTTTATTCGGTCTGGCGCAATATCATCAAACTTCAGTGGCTTCTGGTACACCGCTAAACCCTGTTAACTTTACAGATAGAACCCAGACAGGTGGTAGATTAAGGTTCGTGCCCTTACTCAAACGCATCTTCACAGATTTAGCCCCCATGTCTTTCATCATACCTTCTTTGGTACTCACGTAGTCTATCTTTTGTTCGCCAAGCCATGTTTTGAATGGTTTGGTTACAATGTACAGCATGTTTGTGTCTGTCTCATACCGTGCGACAAACTTGTTTCGTGGGTCTTGTTCTGGAATAACCATGGGTGTGATACCATCAGCATTCTGCGCTCTTTCAGTGCTTTTGATCTTAAGGATGCTACCCCAATGCTCTGTGATGAACTCGGTGATCAAAGTTTCAACAGACGCTGCGCTATCATCAACAAACGCTTTGACACGTGTTAATATGTTAACCACCCACTTGAACAGTTTCTTCATGTCGTAGTCTATAATCCCTGCACGTTTAGCAGCCAATGCGCCTGCCAGTATTGCGGAGCAGCCCCCAGACCAGAAACGGTTCTTCTGGTTCAACCCTGCAGCCTTGTCCAGTTGCGCTTTTATCTTTTCGTAGTCTGCTTTTATCGTGTTCTTGTTCTCTATCACATACTGCACAAACTCTGGTCCGTAATGTCCGTAGTTTAGTTGTATATCCGTAAACAACTTAGCAGATACAAGAGGGTCAACCTCTACCAGTGGTATCTCGTCCACGCGTAACTCTAACAAACGCTGCATCTCTGCTCGCGTGTCGCCCTTCGCCATAGCCATCTGTGCGTACATACTTACGTTACCTGACGACAGCGCTATCAACCGCCATGGCCTACCCCTAACACGTTCGTAGTTCCCGCCACCTGCCATACGGTTTTTCTGCGTCCCTTCCGATAACTGATACGCATAATCCGATGCTTGTCTGCCGTGAATGTTTGTCATCTCGTCGGTGTTCAGTCCAAGATTGTGCATGACCTCTGCGCGGTTCATACGTGAATTTGGTGTATCGCCCTTCGTCCCTGTAAGACCACGCGGCTCACCCCATATCGCGGTGCCAGTGTACATCGCCGTAGTCTTACCACCGCCTGTCTCACCAAACAAATGAACGCCCAAGCTATACAAACCTGTCAGTGGCATAAGAATAGTGCCGAACCCTGCGCATACTGTGAACTGCTGTAGCTCCATACCGTCTTGGTTGTAAAAGTCTAGTATTTCTTTGTGACGTTCCCTCGTTCCCTTGGGTCTAAACAAACTAATCAACCCTGCGGTCTTACTGGATGGTGGGTTATACTCTATACCGTTGGCGGTAATCAGTTGGTCACCCAAAACAAACGCCTCCATATTCTCGTCATCAGTCCACCCAAACTGTTGGTGCGCTTCACTGGCGGTGGTTGTCTGTTGTAGCTCGTTTATCCATGCTGTTGTATACGTCATCAGCTTATCTATATCCTTACCAAAAGTTGTTATGCCCTTCATGGACATATGTTTGCGGAACTCTTCGCGTGAGGTGATAGCGGCTAGTGGAACTACGAACTCTCGAACCCCATCTCTTGGCAAATGTAACGCAAACGCTACGACTTCGCCAAGCTCCACATCGTGCAGCCTGCGTGTAACGTAAAAGTCGTTGTGGTATATACAAACTTCTTCGGGGTCACCGTCTTCGTTGGTGCTGCGTAGGTACACACCCCCGTTCTGCCCCCTAAAGTATGGTCGTGGCAGTGCGGGTATGGTGATACGTTTTACGCTGTCCCCATCCATTTCCTCCACCACATTGTCTTCCTCTGTGGCTTCTTTGACTTCTTTTGTCAGCACGGCAGGCGTTGTAATCTTGCCCTTGTTTGGGCACCCCTCGCAGCCCTCTGGGTTCAATCGTTCTATCGTACTACAGAATTGTGGACCACCTGTGTCGTGCATCTTCTTCAAGGTGCTCTGCACGTTATAATCTTCGTGCCTGTGCGACATGATATGGGCTGCTTCTGCGCCATCTTCACACACGTTAGCTATAGACAACCCTGCTCGCCATAGATCGTGCGATATATCTTCTTGGTGCTTTATTATGTGTTTGATCTGATTGCACCCTGTGCCACTCTTGGTCTTCAGTAGTAGGCGTCTGAAGCTACCCGTATAGTTTTTATACATTGCGCTTTTAAATGCGCTGATCGCAGATGGCTCGCGTTTCTGGGGTACTGGTATCGGATCACCCCCAAGCAAAGTAGCAAAGCTGTCAAAATCTACGGTGTTGAAATCCTCCACACCATAAAAATCTACAGGCAACGGCTGCTCATACTTGTGGTTGTTCGTGCTCGGTACACGTAAGATACTAGCGGCATCAGATGTACGTGACGGGTCAGCCGCAAATCCTTGTTCGTCACATAATCTCTTTAGACGTTCAGCTACAGGCCACCAATCTTCACGACATACAGGCTCGGACAATATCCAGTATACGTGCACACCACGTCCTGAGTTAATCAGTGTAGGTGTTGGCAGGCTGTTATTCTCACAAAAGTTACGCAGTTCATCAATCGCAACTTCTTGGGACGGAAATTCTTTATCTGGGCCGCAGTCTAGGTCCAAGAATAGAGACTTCATCCATTGCATATTATTCGCGGTCCGCGAACTTGCGTCAAAGAACGTACCCAGTGCAAAGAAGGCGTTCCACCCATTAGCGTCTAGGTCACGCGCTGCCTGCAATACTTCGTCAATAGAGGAGTAAAACGATTGATTTATACGTTCATTTGGTTTTACACCCTTGTTGGCCCATACGCAGTATTCTCCCTCATGCGCTAGGACCAATTCTAAAAATCGTTTTGTTTTCATTACTACCACTCATACCATAAGAGTAACCACGGCTACCTAAGTAACCGTGGTGTTTTGTTTTAATCCTCGTCGTCAAATAGATCGTCCACGATGTCGCTTAGATCACCACTTGTCTTAGAGTTTACCGCTGCTTTTTTAGCAGTCTTCTTAACTGGTTCCGCGTCAAACCCATCATCGTCTTCATCAACTGCTGTAGCAGGTTTCATTTCCAAGACGTTGTTTGTCTTAGGTTTGTCTTTGAATGGGTTTGGGTCTTCTGCCACAAAACCACCATCCACGGTGCCGAATGGATTAGCACGTTCCATTGGAACATACTTGATAACCTGCACGGCGTTCAGACGTAGCGACACGCTTTGGCTTCCCCCAAAGTCATATGGTACCAACTTCACAGCAACATTGACTGTGCTGCCAGTAGTCAACTGAAAGTTATCAGGTAATGTGTTACCCTGAGAATCATACTGTGCAGGCTTGTTGGTAGTCTGACCGTTATACGAACCCTTCAATGTGGCTTTGTGCGTATACATGCCATTATCATCTTTGACGAACGGGTTGGCAAGTTTCTCTGCCCACTTGTCTTCACGGTTTGCTTGATACGCCGCGCTCATAGCTTTGAACAACGCCTTTGCTGTGGGTTGATCCATACGAAACTGAATAGAAAATTCAGCATTCGTATCACGTGGGCCGCAGGGCATACTGCGATTAGCCTTCTTGTCGAAAGCATAAGTTTGGTCAATCTTAGGCCACAAGGCTTCGATATTTTCAATGATGTAAGTGTCAGCCAATGTCATTCTCCTTTTTGTTTATACGTCTACATCAGCGTCGAAATCAAATTCTAGCTGTTCTTCTGGTGGCTCATTGCGGATTTCTGACTGTTCCGCTTCTTTGACTGTATTTGTTAACGCTTCAGTCACGGCGTTCCTGTTAAAACGGTAGGTATTACCGATCTTAATGTACGTGGTTTTAGGGATATGCCCCTGCCGTACCCACGCACGGATGGTAGAGATTGACACCGCAAAGTGCTTTGCCAAATCCTCTATTGGTACAAATGGTTCTGCCATTACTTCTTCCTTACTGATATGACATACTCGGTATCGACGTTCATACCCTTGGGCATTACGTCTGGGTTCTCCTCCAAAAACTGTTTGATGTTAGTCTGGTTCAAACGCTTGTCTAAGAATTCAGGTACGTCATGCTCCTTTATGAAGCTGTACATTTGTTCCCAATCGTTAGTCCAATATTTCGTTTTAGTAGACCGAAAAAACAAACCTTCAGAGGTTCTAACGCTCTCGACATTATGTGTTTCACAGTAGTCCAGCAGCGCATTCTTTAGGATTTCCTGTTGGCGAACCAACGCTCCATCTTCTTCTTTAAACCGCGCAGATAGCTCCGCTCTTTTTGCCCGTAATTTGATATAGGCTTTGGTTAGCTTATCCGCAGGGATGTTTGGTACATCCTCCATGTGCGTTCTCCTATTTATCAGGATTTACACTCTAGTTATTAATCGTAACCTAGTCAAGCAATTCTTTGTAAAGGTCGATCATTTTTGTGTGTACGTCTATTCTGTTATTCAGAAGTGAATAAATACGCTTTTCTACAGCAGAACCTTGTAGCTGCACAACCGTACAACGGTGCTTCTGACCGGATCTGTGCACCCGTGCGTTAGCTTGGGCGTATGTCTCTAGTGAAGATGTCGGTCCCCACCATACTACAGTGTTGGCTGCTGTTAACGTCACACCATGTGCCGCAGACTGCGGTTGAATAACTAACACCTTCGGATCATCAGTATTCTGGAACCGTTTAAAGATGTCAGTTCGTTGTGCGACAGAAACATCTCCGCGTATTACTTCCGTAGAAACCCCATCATTACGCAACTTTTCAGTCAGTATGTCAATGGTATGTTTGAAGGGCACGAACACTAGAACCTTTTGACTGCTTTCATCTATGACTTCTTTGAGCACGTTGTATCTGTGCTTGATGTCAAACTCTAACGTGTCGCCTTCGTCTGTGTATACCGCACCCGCTGATATTTGCAGTAGCTTGTTCATAATGTTAGCTGCGTTCATCGCAGACACTTCGTCGTCACCTACCGTCATCGTCATGCGTTTGCGTAGCATCTCATAATATTTTTTCTGTTGGCGCGTAAGCTCCACATGTCGGTGAGTATATGTCATCGTGGGTAGATCAAGGCACTCTTCTTTGGTGAACCGTATGGCAGGCTGCAATATATTAAACACTGTGTCCGATGCATGAGGTTTTATAACCCACCTAAACTGTGACACCTTATTCATAACCATGTCACGAAACGAACCAAAGAACCGTGGTACAGAATTGGGATTAATTAGTTTAGCCAATCCGTATGCATCTAGTGGTGACTGTGCAGCAGGTGTACCCGTCATCATCCACAACCACGTGTCGTCTTTTACGATGCGCCGTAGCACCTTCCATCGTTTCGCTTGTGTGTTCTTGTAGTGTGTGGCTTCGTCTACAACGATAAGGTCGAACCCACCATTGATTATCTCCTCGGCTACAATCTCTACACCGTCATAGTTTATTATGACAAAATCAGAACCTTGCTCGATAATCTCTTTACGTTTCTTAGATGCACCATAGGCTATGGATACACTGCGATGCGGTGCAAAGGTAAACAAGTCTTCGCGCCATGCTGTGTCCATGATCGACAGCGGACATATAACTAGCACACGATTTATTTTGCCCTGCTTCATCAAAAAGTCAGCGGCCCATATAGCTGATGCGGTCTTACCTGTGCCTTGTTCGTTAAAGCAAAACGCTTTCTGGTTCATGGTCAGGAATGCTGCGGTCTTTTTCTGGTGCGCAAACGGCGTGTACTTGCCTGTCCATTCGTACCTACCGTTGATCGGTGACGGTACATCTATGTTTAACTTCTTTAGTGTATGTACTTCGTCGATACCCCACTTCACCAATACTTCGTGATCTTGCACTGTTTTGCTTTTTGGTATTGTTTCAGTGACGCGGTTTGGATTGCGTAGCCGTAACAGCAACGCCTTATCATCCACTATTCGCATGTGTCCTCCTATTTAGGGATTTCCCTAAACGATATTATTTTTTCTTTTTGTAGTTACGTGCGCGGTTCTTGCTGCGGCTTTCGATTGTTACACCGTCTTTATTTGAACCGCCTTTTGACAAGGCTTTCTTGTGGCTAATATCTTTACCCTCGCGTTTGTCAGCCTTACCGTTCTTGTTCCTGTCTACACCTTCGCGGTCCATCTTACGTCTTGCACGTTGCCGTTCCATACGGGCTTGGAAGGCTTTGCTGCCGACAGGTTTGTTCTTTTGTTTTGGGCGATCTTCGGGATTTTTGTAGGGCATCAGTTTGCTCCGTTGTATATACACTCAATGATAGGACAGTATCGCTTACACAACCCATTTGGCTTTGCGTTCCACATGTCTTCTTTTGCTGCGGTTTCCATACGCCCGTATTTATCAAGCCACTTCATCCACAACTTGGCCTTATCATACTCCATGTATGTATCTTTTACCAAGTCATTACAGACGACAAACAATAAGGCTGCGCGTACCTTCTTTATCTGTGGGTAACGTGCCATGAGTGCGAGGGCCATCAACTCTAACTGTCCCTTGTCCGCATACTTAGACGACTTGCCTGTCTTGTAGTCCACAACTGTAGCCACTTCGTCATCTAGGATTACAAGGTCAGCGATACCCCGAAACCAAACATCACTTGCGTAAAAATCACAGGCTTCTAGGTTCTCCGTTAGGCCCATCTTTATTTCACACAATTTTTGCCCATTACGTTCCTTCAAAGATGTTAGGGCTTTCTCTGCATAGCTAAACTTGCCAGGGATAGGTACGTCTTTGTCGATAAAATCTTCAGCCATTTTATGGAACTCGTTGCCGTACAGAATAGCTTCGGTCTGCACGAACGGTATCTCTTTCAAGATATGTTTGTGGTAATATTGTTTGGGGCACTGTTCAAAGTCTTTGATCTTACTGAACGACCAAGGCCATACTTTTGTCACTCGCACTCTCCATATGATTTGCCTGTTCCGCTTTCACATGTGATCGGTAATCCATCAGCCCACTTAGGTGTTTGGCTCATACATTCTTCGACATATGCTCGCGCTTCATCCAACTCCTCGTCGGATACACAAGCCACAATACTGTCATGTACAGTTAGCACAACTTTGTATCTCTTGGCAATGAGTAACATTTGGTATCCAATGATGCAACGTGCTATAGCTTGGCACACATTCTCTACAACCTTACCACCGTATATACGGGTGTAGCCACGCCGTGTCTTATACATGTACTCGGCCCCGCGCTCTCCTTGCTCTGCTATCAGGCCATTGTAAAACATGGGTAGGCCAGAAGGTAAGATTATTGCGTTGCGCTTTGCGTCCACTTGCAACACACCATCACGTCCAAAGTCTAAACTCTCCCCCCGCTGCATGTACTGCACCATGTTGTTGGCGGCTCGCCACAAGGAACTGATTGCGCCGTTTGCATCACGGTACACCTGTATAATACGCCGCGCTTCTTCCAAGTCTATCTGGACACCCATGCCCTGTAACTGTGCTTGGAACTTAACAGCCCCCATGCCGTACCCTGCGCCAAGGATTGTAGTCTTGCCAACAAACCTCTGATCTTTGCTCACCCCATCTACGGGCACGTTATAGATACTGGATGCCATGTACTTATATACGTCCTCACCATCGGAAAACTGTTGGGTCAAATCATCTTGCTCTGCAAGCCACGCCAACACACGCGCTTCGATCTGGGAACTGTCGCAGTCTATCAACGAATGTCCTTCGGGTGCGATAAGGCTTTGCTTTAACTTCTTACCATTTGGTCCACGGCTCGGTAGGTTTTGCAGGTTGATCTTATCGTCGCCACCCCACCGTCCAGTGTGTGCAGCATAATATCTTACAGGAACAGGCAACTTGCCACGTTCGGCTATATCTATAAATCGCTGCGTACGTGTTTCTTCTAAGGTACTTTTGCTACCCAAACGTGCCGCCACCAGAGATTGCACACGATCATCCGCATGTTCTAACAGTTGTTTGAACGCTTCGTCATTCTTAGCGAATGCGTATGTCTCTTTACCTGTGGTCAAACTGGTTTTCATGGGTGGCTTTACACCAAACCCTTTCAACAGATCGGCAAACTTCTGGTTAGACATCAGGTCTTTCCTGTCGTTTACACCTGCCTCTGCTAATAACTTATCCTTACGATCTTTCACATCTTGAAGGTGCGACTGCAACAAGTCACGGTCTAAGTCCAAGGTAGGTTCGGTAAACATACGCAAGGTGGCGTCTATCAAACGTAACTCCTGCTTAGGGAACTGTCGGGCCATCCTACTAAAAAGTTTATAGGTGAGGTCCACATCATTGATACAGTAGTCGCCGTACTCCGCTAAATCTACGGGTCCAAAATCTCCACGCCTTTTCCCGAGGGCACGTACGACTTCTGTCCCTTTAACGCCGAGATTGTATCTTTCAGATAACGCTGCGAGACTTGCGCGAGCCTCAGTCCCATGTAGAGCACGGGCGACACACAGAGTATCGGTATACATCCGAGGACGAATATTAAAATGCCAATTAAGAATGGCACCATCAAACATAGTATTATGGCAAAGTACCATAGCTTCATGCCAGTTGAAACCTTTGAGGTACCTTTCAAGTTGTTCATGTGTCCCACTAGCCCACTCCGCTTCTCCATTGTTTATTTTTATAGCTACGCCGATCACCTCAAAGCGAGGGTCACGGACGTAGGCTTCTGTGGTTAACTTAGACAGGGAATAATCCCTGTCATAGTATGTTTCAAAGTCGAGTGTGATTAGGTCCATTTAATCACTACCCGCAATCTCACCGCCAAGCGCAGCATAGCCGCATATATCTACAAAGGTGTCTACGTCCTTGGAGCCATCTCCGTGCAAGCGAGATATTTTTAGCAAGACCATCATAGCCGCTACATCACGCGGTGTGATAAACGCGTTAAGACCAAGGTGGGCATTCCAGTACCCCGCAATGCGATCAAAGTTTTCTGCCGCATCGCCGTACTCTTCGTGGCGATCACCGTTTATCTTACTAAGTGCATCCTCTAATATGTCAGCACGCGTAGATAATGGTGGTAGAGTAGGTGGTTCTTCGGGTATTGTTTCACGTGAAACAACGTCCTTTTCTAACACTTCCTTCGGCGTACCGATCTTACTCATTAGCTTCCAAACGTAGGCATAGGAC